GGATCTCTTTTGTGTAATAAAAGCGAAGTTACCAAACTTCTTACAGAACGGGGTCATCTCCTCACACAAATTCTGAAGTTACATAATCATATAACTGTCTGATAGTGACATAAGTGCACTCATGATACGTACGTCCCCAATAACGTAATTCGTCACGAAGCGCATCAGATATCGCATCCTCTCTGCAGTCTTCAAGTATTTTGATCAACCTCTCAGCAAGAGGGTCCTTTCCCGAGTTCAGGATGGACGCTTGAATCCTCGTAGCCAAACTGTGGGGACGCTTCCCGGGTTCAGGAAGAAATAGCTTAGCTATTCGAGATTCTGGATCTTGAAGATACCATCTACCTCCGACAAGTTTTAGGCCCAACCAGTGTATTCCAACACATGATTTCTGGGGGTGAATTACATAGCTAGTTAATCCAATGACAGCGCGGAGATAACCGAGATCAGCTTCAGCCACAACATCGTCACCGTAGCATTTGTAATTTTCGACGCCGCAATATTCCATAAGGAACATTGAAATGAGGGTGCCAAGAATGTGGGTAAATGAAGACCCAGTTCTAACACCATAAGACAGCTTAAATTTGCAATCGGCGTATTCACCGGTGCAGTTTAAGTGACTTTGAACAATAGAATCAAGGATCTGGCGTTCAACTTCAGAAAGTTCAAAACTCTCCGAGATGACTTCAAAGATGCCTTCGATTAGCCAGGTTGGTGCGCAGAAGTCAAATCCCTTGAAGTCAAGAGAAACAGCGTGATGTTTGAATTGCTGTTGTAGTATTTGACCACCATGCCTATCCCATGCCCATCCAGAGCCCCATTTAGTATGAGGGTGTGACATCATTGCTTCTTGAAATGGGTGAGCGAAGATTTTCTCGACGAAGGCGATAGGGCCAGGTGTTACAACTATGATTCGGGTCTTGTCCGGGTCTTCACGTTTTACAAGATGACTTCTAAAGCCAACACGGTAAATGTAGTCAAGACAAGGATCGCCTTTGCTCATACGATTGTAAACCTCCATAACCTCTTCAATCGGTATATCGTTCTTGGTTTTGGCTCCTGATTTGTTAAAACCAGCTGATTTACCCAAATCTGTAAAACAATTATGTTTGACATCTTCGATAGGATAGGTGGACAAGTTCTTGACTCCTTTTAGACATCTGCGCAGTCCTTTGAAACCTGATTCCACACGTTCCTCATTCCATATAGATTGCTCTATAATCTTTGCGAAACCGTCATATTTCACCTTCCAGCGCCTAAAGGCGGGGGCATTTGGCGTTGATCGTTTATACTTGTGCTTTATATGAGAGAGGCGTTTCAGTTCAGGATGTGAG